GCAGGATCATCAAAAGCTGAGATCCGAAAGGCACTAAAGAAAAACACAAAAGGAAAGTTACAGAATCGTGTTCTTCTCAATGCATTTATTGAGAAAGTTGCGTAAAAAACTTGACTTCCTTGAATGTTTTTGGTATAATATAATTGTGAGAGTGAGAGATCACTTATTTTTGAAAACCTCTTTTTGAGAGATTTGTTATGATGAATTTGAATGAGAAACAACAAAAGTCGCTTGATGCGTTTCGTTCTTTTGTTGGTTCTGATACTTTCACTAAATCAGATTATACTGATTTTAAAGTGAAAGCAAAAGAATTGGGTGTTATTTCTCCTAGATTCTTGATCAGAAATAATACTTGTGAAAGAGTTGAACGTGGCGAATATCGTTTTCCTACAGTCAACAGCCAACCTTCAGTCGTTGTAGATGATACAACTACTGCCTCCCTTGCAACTAATGTTGCTGTCGCAAGAACTGAAACCGCTGAGATGGTTTCAAATGTCGTAGAATTTCCTATGAATACTGAATCTTATGTTCCTGCAAAGGTAAATGGGTATGTAAAATTTGGTCACTATGCTGATGTAAAGACCATTAAAAAGTCTGGTCAATTCTATCCAATCTTCATTACTGGTTTATCTGGAAACGGAAAAACCATGATGATTGAGCAGGTTCATGCTGAATTGAGAAAAGAACTTTTTCGTGTGAACATCACAATCGAAACTGATGAAGATGATTTGATCGGGCACTACGCTCTGGTCGATGGTCGAACTGTTTGGCAGGACGGCCCAGTTACTATGGCGATGGAACGTGGCGCAACTCTTCTTCTTGATGAAGTTGACCTTGCATCAAACAAGATTATGTGTCTCCAGCCAGTACTGGAAGGAAATCCACTTCTCATTAAAAAAGAAGGAAGGATTGTTCGTCCTAAAGCTGGTTTTACTGTTATGGCAACTGCCAACACCAAAGGTAAAGGTTCTGAAGATGGTCGATTCATCGGCACAAACATCCTCAATGAGGCTTTCCTTGAGAGATTCCCTATCACAGTTGAGCAAGAGTATCCTTCAATCGCAGTTGAAAAGAAGATCATCATTAAGTTGATGGAAAATCTTGGATGTGTCGATGAAGAGTATGCTGGGAAACTGGTAGATTGGGCAGATCTGATTCGTAAGACTTTTTATGATGGTGGAGTTGATGAGATTATCGCCACTCGCCGTCTGGTGCATATCATTCATGCATTTTCGATTTTCAAAGATAGAATGAAAGCGATTGCAATGTGTGTCGCAAGGTTTGATGATCAGACCAAAGATACTTTCATGGACTTGTACTCCAAGTTGGATGATAAAGTTTCTTTACCTTCTGATGAAGAAGAAACAGTTCTTGATACTGCGGAAGAGAAGGAAGAAGATTTTCAACCATTTTAATGAAATACCTAATGAACTGAAAGAATTAGGATATAATCCGCCAGTCATAAAACCATATGACAAGAATGGTGTAAAGGTTTGGATAGATCAGTCCACATATGAATTTCCCATTTGGAGGCTTTCTCTGAATGGGATTCAATGGATGGTGTTTGATCCTACTCATGGACAAGCAAAACAATTCTATTCACATTACAATCTTGCATATGGCCATGTTGTATGTACTGGATTGGGTTTTGGTACGAGAGAAAAATGGTTATCTGCTAAACCAGAAGTAACGAAAATTACAGTAATTGAAGCACATAAACCAATTATAGATTATCATAAAAATATAGGAACTGAATGGTCAGACAAGATAGAAATAATCCATTGTGATGCAAATGATTATAAAGGAAAATGTGATTTTCTATCTTTAGATCATTATGAGTTTAATGATGTACAGAGTATTATTAATAGTATCAAAAAAGTTGCAGAAAATATTGAACATAAATCATTATGGTTCTGGATGTTAGAGCCATGGATCAAAAATGGAATCATACAGGATAATACAGAAAATCCAAATATTATTCCAATAGGTATTAAGTATGGTGGCATTAAAAATGACATTCAAAACAATTATAATAAAATCAAGAAATTTCTAGATTTAAAAAAATTGCCAAATCTTGAGACAAAAGAATTAGTGAAATTTATTAATATGTACTAAAGGCGAAAATTATGGAAGTAAAAATCGGAATAGAAGAACTCCGCTCAAAAAAGATAATGGTCTGCACTCCAATGTATGGTGGAATGTGTTCTGGAATGTATTCAAAGGCCTGCTGTGATCTCGCAACATTATCCACCAAATATCAAATGGATTTGAAGTTCTTTTATCTTTTCAATGAATCCTTAATTCCCCGAGCAAGAAATTATTTGGTTGATGAATTTTTAAGAAGTGAATACACTCATTTGATGTTCATCGATGCAGATATTCATTTTGACCCCAATGATGTTTTGGCACTTGCTGCATTGGATAAAGACATTATTGGTGGCCCTTATCCGAAAAAATGTATTGCATGGGAGAAAGTTCGTAATGCAGTTGATAGTGGTCTAGCAGACGAAGATCCTAATATATTAGAGCAATATACTGGTGATTATGTTTTCAATCCAGTAGAAAATACTCATCATATAAAAGTATCAGAACCAGTAGAAGTTCTTGAAATTGGAACTGGCTTTATGATGATTACGAGAAAAGTTTTTGATGATTTTAGAGAAGCATTTCCTCAATTTGCATATCGTCCAGATCATAACAGATCGGAACATTTTACTGGCGATAGATTGATTCATGCTTATTTCGATACTGTTATTGATTCAAAAGAATATTTGGGAGAAATTTCAGATAATAGTGAAAGATATTTGTCAGAAGATTATTTTTTCTGTCAATTTGTTCGTAAATTAGGGTATCAGATTTTTCTATGCCCATGGATGAAACTTGGACATATGGGCTCATATGTCTTTTCTGGTTCTATGGGAAGTCTTGCGAATCTAGAATTTGCATCACATGGGGCTGATCCTGCAAGAGTGAGTAGTCATGAAAAAAGAAGAAAAAATAAAAACAAGAAAAAGAGAAAGTGATGTTGATTATGTTTTTGATGAGGGTAAATATTTAAGTGAAATTTGGGATACAATAGATAAAACCTATTCTTCCCATTATGCTCAAAACAAAGTTCAATCAACAGAATTTATTGCAGATGCAGGGCATGGTGAAGGTTTCTGTATCGGCAACATTATTAAGTACGCTCAGAGGTATGGAAAGAAAGGCGGATTTAATAGAAACGACTTGACAAAAGTCGCTCATTATGTTATTATTATGTTATACCTACATGATAATTTTTATAAACGTGAATCTCAAGGAGATCAAGATGAAGTTAAGTGAAAGTACAGTAGGGTTCTTAAAGAACTATGCAAACATCAATCAAAGTTTAGAATTTCAAGAAGGGAAAACTCTTAGGACAGTTTCCCCCTTAAACACTATTCTGGCCTCAGTCGAGATTAGTGAAGATTTTCCTAAAACTTTTCCTATCTATGAGTTGAGTAGATTTCTTGGAACTCTGTCTCTATTTAATGATCCAGAATTGGATTTTACAGAAAATGGTGTTTCTATTAAAGATGGTAGTCATGAGGCTACTTATCGTTATTGTGGGAGTAGTTCCATGTTTCAAACTCCACCAGAAAAAGATATAACTTTTCCAGAACCAGATGTTGAATTCACTTTTGATAAGGATGTATTCAAAAAGACTATTAATGCGGCCAACACTCTTGGTTTGCCAGAAGTAGTTATTGAGGGTGATGGTAATGAAACAAGAATTGTTGTTTCCGATACAGGAAACACAACTTCAGATAGTTTTTCTACTGGTGTGGGAACTACAGATAAAACATTCCGAATGATTTTCAAAACCGAAAATCTTAATAAATTGATGGAAGGCACATACGAAGTGAAACTTTCATCTAAACGAATTTCTCATTTTAAAAGGACAACTGATTCTCTTCAGTATTGGATTGCTTTAGAACAAAATTCAACATTTGAGGGGTAATCATGGAAAAATCTTTATTATGGGTGGAGCGGTATCGCCCATCAACTATTGATGATTGTATCTTATCTGATACAATTAAAAATACCCTAAAGGATTTGGTAAAAGATAATACTGTTCCAAATCTTATGTTCACGGGCCCTGCTGGAGTTGGTAAGACAACTGTAGCCAGGGCAATCTGTGACATGACAAATTCCGATTACATTATCATCAATGGTTCTGATGAGGGTAGAATGATTGATACTCTCAGAACTAAGATGACACAATTTTGTTCTACTATTTCTCTCAGGGGTGGTAGAAAAGTTGTGATCATTGATGAGGCAGACTATTCCAATCCAGATTCGGTGCAACCAGCATTGAGGGGATTTATCGAAAAGTTTGCAGAAAATTGTTCTTTTATATTTACTTGTAATTACAAGAATCGTATTATTGAGCCCATTCATTCAAGGTGTGCAGTAGTGGATTTTACTTCTCCAAAAGAAGAAAAACCAGAGATTGCAATGCATTTCTTGAATCGGTGTGGAGAAATGCTCAATAATGAAAATATTACATTTGAACAAAATGTGATTGCAGCCCTAATCAATAAACATTTTCCAGATTTTAGGAGAGTGATAAATGAATTGCAAAGGTATTCTACATCTGGTGAAATAAATGCAGGAATTCTTGCAAATATAGGAGAACTCAATCTAGATCAATTAATGTCTGCATTAAGGGAGAAGAATTTCCAGAATATGAGGAAATGGGTCACAAATAATGCTGATAATGATCCTGCATCAGTATATCGGAAAATATACGATAAATTATACGAAGTTCTGGCCAAATCATCCATACCACAAGCAGTACTGATTATTGCCGATTATCAGTATAAATCTGCATTCGTAGCAGACCAAGAGATTAACTTGGTTGCGTGCCTCATTGAGTTGATGGCGGAATGTGAGTTCGTATGAGTCTTTGGGATTTTATAAATGAAATCAATCATGGTAAGAACAATTTGATTGATGAAAAACCAGAGTTGGAAAAGAATTATAAACCATTTATTATAAATCGTGGATTAAGTTTCAATCATGATACTGCATTATATGCAAATGAAATGAACTTCCACAGCCACCTTGATTCAAAACTACAATTCGACTTTTTTCTAAATAGTATTAGACCAAAGAAAAGATATGGTAAATGGTTAAAAAAGAAAAAAGAAGATAATGTAATTCTTGATTTAATTAAGGAATATTGTAAGTGCAGTTATGCGAAAGCCAGAGACTACGCTTTACTTCTCAATGATTCGCAACTGGATATTATTAGACAACATATTGATACAGGTGGTTTGAAAGGAAACAATGAGTGAAGAAATCATCCAACGGATGATTGAAGTGAAACTAAAAGAGGCCGATGATTTTCTCAAAGTAAGAGAAACCCTTACAAGAATCGGTATTGCATCACGCAAAGAAAAGACTTTATTTCAATCATGTCATATCCTGCACAAGCAGGGTAAGTACTACATAGTACATTTTAAAGAGTTATTTGCATTAGACGGAAAAACATCTAATTTTTCAGAGAATGATGAAGCAAGGAGAAACACCATTGCAAATCTTCTTGCAGAATGGGAATTAATTTCTCTGGTGCAACCAGATAAATCGGCAGAACCTACAGTTCCATTGAGCCAGTTAAAAATCCTCTCTTTCAAAGAAAAAGACGAGTGGGATTTAACTCCAAAATATAATATTGGAAACAAGAGGGATGCTGATGAGAATGACCAGTAATTTATATTTTTATAAAATTCATTCAGAAGTCAAAGATCCTGTTCGTGCAACGGAAGGATCTGCTTGTTTTGACTTGCACGCTTCTTTACCACAATTTTCAGCAGTAAAAGTATACGAAAATAACTTTGAAGAAGTAGATAAAAGAGATAGAAAAGTAGTAGACGGAAGAGTGCAAGTCAATCCTAGAGAAAGATTATTGATTCCTACTGGATTGATTTTTGATATTCCAGTAGGGCATTCGGTTCGATTATATCCAAGATCTAGTCTTACATTAAAACAGGGGTTGACTCTTGCAAATAATGTAGGAATTATCGACTCTGATTATGTTGAGCCTGTTTTTATGATGATTCATAATATTAGTGGAAATCAACAATTCATAACTGACGGACAACGTATTTGCCAAGCAGAATTAGTTAAAGAACATCCTTGTGTAATATTGGAGGCAAAAGATCGCCCAGAAAGAAAAACTGACAGGGATGGCGGTTTTGGTAGTACTGGTAAGGAATAGTCTGACATATTTTTTCAAAAAATGGACAATTGCAACTGTACAAGTAGTGTATTACATTCCAGATCATTTACATATTGTACAAGAATTTTTATGGCAGACTGAAGATCAAAAACCAGATTATCCAAGAATAGATAGGTTTTTGAACTATTGGGATAAAAATATAGACGGGCCGATAAAGGAAGTTTATATTCACGATCATGACGATCATAAAATTCGTCATGTTGATAGAAGATTGAAAATAAATTGACTTGACAATTACTTAAAAAATTGTTATAATTATATAAAATGGAGTATAAATAGAGATGGAAACAAAATACAAATTATTGATTCATGGGGTTGGTAATTATACTGCCGACACTTTACCAGAATTAATTTGGATTGTTTTAAAACATCGTGCCGAACATTTCCTAAAAGGAGAGGGTTGGCGTGATTGAGGTTGTCCATAGTGGAAACCTCATTATACTACCCATCGCCCGTGCTAGGGGGTGGGGATTTTTTGATAACCTCGCTTAATGAAGGAGGCAATATGGTTCAATTAGCACATCACTCACATTTCACCGCAGGCGATCTTGAACGATTTATGGGTCTTTCCGTAGGATTCGACTCCATGTTTAATCGTCTGATGAATTTTCCACATTCTACTCAAGATAGTGGATTTCCACCTTACAACATCCGAAAAGAGGATGACTACAAATATGTCATTGAGTTGGCCCTTGCTGGGTTTTCCGAATCTGACATTGAAGTAGAGGTAAAGGACGGCACTCTTACAGTTCGTTCTAAAGAAGACAAAAGTACTGATGAAACTCAGTATGTTCACAAGGGAATTGCCAAAAGGTCATTCTCTAAATCTTGGACTCTTTCTGATGATGTAATCGTAAAAGGCGCAGAGTTCGATAATGGTCTTCTAAATATTTCTTTGGAGAAAGTGGTGCCCGAAGAAAAGAAACCACGTTTGATTCCCATTACTAAACTGATTAGTAAGTAATCATTCTCCAAACCCCATCAAAAAATATATACTTTGATGGGGTTTTTGTTTTTAATCAATTGAAGGAGAAAATTATGTTACCACTTGCTGGAATGTTATTCAACGTAGTTGCTGGATTGGTGGTCGATAAGGCTCAAGATCTAGCAGAAGAAC